CAAAAACAAAATGTAGACGATCAAACCAAATTCTTTGACACAGCCGCAGGTAGAGACCCGGAATTACTAAAACGATTAGAAGCCGCAGACCAATGGACAGGTGTAGATAAAGCCTTCCAGTCATTGTCCAGTGCACTAGGTATGAAACAGACTGTCAAAAAAGGTCTGAACGGCGAAAATTATTATGCGTATGAGTTACATGGCCGTACTTTAAGTGGAACGAATACAAATGTTTTTGCAAGAAACGGAGATATAAGCGAACAAGTGGCTGTCCAAATGATGCTGGCTCAATTAGCAGACCATAATTCTAAAGAGAATATGGCTTTGAGCAAATATCTTTTGCACAATGCCACTTCTGCTCGTAGTTCGGAAGATCTATCGAATATACTAAAGAATGCAGCAGATAGATTTATACCTAAGATGGGTAGTTGGGATTCTCGATGGGACTGGATTAGCACAGAAACATTCCATGATAAGATGACCGAAGGTGATGTACATCGCTCACAAGCATATATACGTCATCTAGCTCAAATTATGAAAGGAACAATAAGTGCATGGGATGATTACGCTTCAATTCTTAAAGATTTTGAGTCTGGAGAAACAATAGATCCAACAAGAACCCAGAAAGTATTACAAGGGTTATTTGGGCCGTTGTTTGATCCAACTAAAGGGCTATTTGGAACAGAAGGATGGTCAAAGCATGTACAAGATATTGTTAACAATCCGGGGAAATATAAACTAGAAAGTCAACAAGAAGCAATAGATTATATTACTGAAACCTTTGATAAGTTAGTTTCTTGGTATAACGATTTGTATTCCGGACATAAATCTTTGTTCGCTCCGTTCATAAATAGAATACCGATTCAAAATCTTCTTTCTGAAGGAGATGTTCTTCCTACGGGCGGTTTTTATGGTCCACAGAAAGAAGGTGATAAAGCGATTTTTGACGGGGCACAATATATAGCTAAAACAATAGCTCCATACGCTACTCCACAGTGGGTAGATAAAAGTGGGAAAATATATACCCCTAAAAATGCTAAAGATACATTTAAGTGGGACCCTACGACTGGTAACAAAGAGCAAGATTTAGCTTCCAGCCTTCATAACGGAGCCGACCAGTCTCAATATAGGAGTCATAATAATTATAATGCAGCTCCTAAGCAATTAATAGTACGAATAGAAAATCTAATGCACGTGGAGCATCAAACAATTGATATGACAGATGATAGACAAGTTGCGGCAATAGCAAACGTAAAACAAGAATTAGCAACCGCCTTGTTAGATGTAGTTCAAGATTTTAATGCAAATATGATGTAATATGAGTTTTATAAGCTCTACATTTTCTAATTTAACGATTAATGTTGGTAAAGGGCTGGCAAACACCGGTGTGAATGCCGCCTTTTATGCAGCTAATTATAGAAAAAGAGATGGACAATTGAAATTTATATCCAATAGAGGATATAGTAATGTATTTGTTTATGCAGCCAAAAGAACGATGATGCAAATGACTTTTGCTACCATCAACGATCTTTATCCCAAATATATACGCCAGTTGGACAGAAAGAATGCCACCGCAGCCTATCAGAAGAACCAAGGTCAAGAGCTTCAGAAAATCATAACGAACGGTCAGAAGGCAGATGAAGATACCTTTAATAAACAAGGGGTTGTATTAAAGTATCAGGGCAAACCTGCCAATGAAGGTTTACTTCTTTGGATTAAAAATGAAAGCGGCCAGGTTCAAACGGTTCAATTCAATACTTATTGGGATAAAATAAAAGGATTAAGTAATGAAGCTGCTGCCAGTTCATCACTTAACACTGCTACGGAAGTAAAGGTGCCAGGCGATCCTGTTTTCTTAGACTTAGGTGCTATAGTGCAAGCACAAAGTTCTAACAATCTTGTATTAACCAAGGTACAAGGAAGAGATTATTCACGTAAAGAATTGATTTCAGGAGGCGATATAAATTTTACTGTAACAGGAAAGATTGTTAGCAATTATCCGGATGTATATCCGTATGCAGAAGTTTCCAAATTTATAACATTGATGCAACATAAAGGAGTTATCCAGGTATTTAATCTCATGTTTCAACAGTTCAATGTGACACAAATTCTGATAAAAGACTTCAATATGGGGCAAAATGAAGGCTTTAAGAATGTTCAACCATATAGTTTTACATGTGTTGCCGTTGAACCGGATGACGCGGTTAATGTAGTGCAAGATACCATAAATGGAACAAACCTTGAAATCTCTCAAATGAAAAAACAAGGTTGGGCCAAAGTTCTTCTTGATAAGGTTAAAGCATCTGCTGCTAATCAAGCCGCTCAAATGATTGAATCATTAACTTCTAACACCATTTAAGTATGAAACTTCCAGAAGCAATAATTATAGATGGTAAAGAATGCCTTGATATATTGTGCTGTAAAATCCTAATATGGGAAGCTAATAGTGACGTTATAGAGATTAACGATCCAGATGAAAATAAATGCCTTGTTATCCGGGAATGTGAAAGCATTGAGATAAATGATACTTATAAGAAGCTTATTAATTCAGCTTCCGTCAGATTCCCAAGAGGAACCGTAATTAAACGCACTATAACTTCCGAGAACATAGAAAAAGAAGGTGCAACTACTGTTTATACAGAGCGTTTAATAGACGGTACAGTTGTAGAAAAGCGAAAAGGATATTCTACAGCCCAGCCGACTGATTTTAAGGTAGGACAACGTATCCGGATATATTTAGGCTATTATAAAGATAGAGGAAAGGTCTTCAAAAATGCGACCGAGAGACTTCAGGCAATGGAGAAAGAGGCATTTGTCAAGAACGTTCCCGATTTTGACGGTTATATCGTAAAATGCAGTGTAAGCACACCTATTGAAATCAAATGTGAGAATCTGGCAAGTGGGCTAAAACGAAAAAATGTCGTTAAATTAGGCCCAATGACTGTTACAGTAAACGATTTGTTGAAAGAGGGAGGAAAATACGATTTATTAAAAGGAACAGGGTTAAAATTGCATCCCAAAACAGCAGAAAGGGACATTAATATTGGCAAGATTCAGTTAACGGAAGATTTGACAGTTGCGGATGTATTAACAGAATGGAATAAATACGGGCTATATAGTTTTATTAGGAAAGATACAGATGGAACTCCTTATGTTATGGTAGGGCATACTTATTTATCAGGAAATGTTGCCAGCTCTATTTTAAATACAGATGGAAGTTCTGATACTCCTCAAATACAGTTTGATTATCATGTAGCCCAAGACAATTTAACTTTGATGAATTGTGATCCCCGATATTTAGCGGTCTCCGCTGAAGGATTCAAGTTTGAGGGTAACAAACAAATCAAGTATAATGTAACAGTTCGTTTAAATCCAGAATGGACCGGACAAAATGATACAGAACATAAGAAATTCCAAATTCTGAATGAAACAAAACTTAGCAAGAAATCCCTAAAACTTGGAGCTATCCCCAAATCAAAGACTAAGGATAGAGTAAACCTAAGTGCGTACAACGTTATCCCTTATGTATCATCCAAAATTGGCATTAGCGAGGACGAATTAATAAAAGAAGCCGAGGCATTTTTTGAAGGATATAATAGAAATGGCGTTGAGGGTAGTATTACTATCTTCGGAGATTTACACAGAACTAATTTAGGCATGAGGCATTTGGAATCTGGAATGAAAGTCGTTTTACTTGATAAACGCGAACCTGAAAAACAAGGTTGGTATCTTATTGAAGAAATCAACACAAAATTTGGTGTTAACGGTTTTAGGCAGACTTTAAAACTCCCCTACTGTATTGCCAAACCAGAAAAAGAACAAAACTATGGCAGATAAAATTACAAGCGATTTAAGCGCAAACAGTGCTATTTATGATGCTATACGACAAATTGCATTTCATAAATTGGTAAACCCACGAAATAACGTTATAAAAAACACAGCCAAAATATCTGGTTTTGTTGTTAAAATACATACAGATGGAGAACTGTGCGGAACTGTTGATGTACAGGAATATACTCATACACTTACAGACAAACAGGCTATTGATGACGGGCTTCCAGTTGGTTTACATGAAGGCGTATATCTTTCAGCCATTCAAAATAATGAAAATGGTTTAGTGGTTATCCCCTATCTTTATTCGGATGTCGTAATAACAACAGACCCTGAAACATTACGCGAATATGTTATTCAATACTCTCATGCAGACACAATACAAGTAGACGCGCATAACAAAGTAATTATTGGAGCAACAGAAACAAAAGAATGGGAAGATTCAGAGGATACTCCAGATGTAGATGAATTGGAAAAGACAGGTGTTCATGCTCACACGACTTATACCCCTGTTTCGATATTGTCGGAAGTTGCTAAAGGAGAAGGAGAAAGTGATAAAAGTATATTCAAAATAACCGCTGATGATATTTTATCCCAACATGATAAAAGTCAAATACTTCTTGATGCCCAACAAATTTTGGCAAAATATAATGCAAAAGAAATTATAATCAAAGAAGATGGAGTGTATTTGGGTAGCGGTAGTGCCAATGAACCAGCAGTACTTGGAAATCAATTAGCAACTTTATTGGTTGACTGGCTAGGAGCATTATCTCAAATGATGACCCCAACTATGATGGGACCTCAACCTCCAGCTAATTTGGCAAAGTTTGTATCCCTTCAAGCAAAAGTTAACTCCTATAAAGCATCTATATCAGGATTTTTATCAAAAACCGTAAAAGTGGCAGAATAATGGCAAAGTTAAATGAAGGTATATCACAAATTAAGAAAGGTAGTGCATTGGAAACAATGTACAATCGACTCTTAACAGGGATGGAACAAGCTTCACACGAAACACTTCCAGATTTTACAGGTTCGGATTATGTGGATGGTTATGTCGTGAATGAAGAAAAAATCAATCTTGAAATACATGAATATGAAAATATAACCAGAAAGAACTCTGCATATCTATTAGCAAATACTATTATAAGTAGTTTAAGCAGTGAAGAAGGCGGCGGAAGTGGCACCGGTGGGTTTGTTTCCATAAATGGTGACTCTATGGCCGGTTTATTAAAGGCATTGTATGGTTTTACAGCCGGAGACAATGGAATAAAAATATTGGATGTTTACCAAACGTCCGAAAGTAATCCACAAGAGCGAAAAAATATAGTTTCTATTAACGGTGAATTGCATCTCCCCACACATGGATTATACATTAACGGTTGTAATGTTATAAGTTATGATAATGATATAATCGCATTAAACGGCGATGTTATTTGTAGTGGATATATTAGACTTGGAGATTTAGAAATATCCAAGGATGGCATTAGCTATCAAGGAAACGAGTTTTATCATTCTGGGAATTCAAATAAAGAAGATGTAAGCTGGACCATGAAAGATGGAACGGTTGCCGGAAACTTGTCTGTAAAAGGTACAAGCACATTCCAATCCGGCATTACCGCTTTGTATGGTGTAGATTTGGGATTTGATAATACAAGTGTATTGGTTATTTCGGCCAAACGGTTAGCTCAATTAACAGGGGATTTAAATATTGTAACAGGAGGCATAAAATTTGATGATAATTACATTATTCATGTCAAGAATAACAATGTTATCTCATTTTCTGCATCTAACAAAATATTAAATTGGGGAGACGATAATACCAAACAAATTAACCTGCAAACCAGTATTTATGATGATGATGGTGAATATGAAATGATTTCAAAATTTGGTTCTGCATATTTTCCAGAATCATTTAAGGCAGGGCACAATTTAGGGAATATATTGATTGAAACATATAAAAAATCGTCTGAAGATTCTGGTGTTATATTCAGACGTTATATTAGATTAAAATCAGAAGATGGACCAGGATTTTACAGTGATGGTGATAGCGTATTTGTTGAAGCTCCATTTAAATATAATAAAGTAGCTGATGACGATACAGTACAAATCTCTGAAATAATAAAATCATCATTTGGCTATGTAGAATCGTTAAGTTTATATGCCCCATTAAATCGAAAATCATCCAGCTTAATGTTTTCTACAGATGCTGATTTTTTTGTTTTTGACAAACCGATTGAAGGAAAAAAATCAATTGGAATAGCAGATTCTAAAACCCGCCTCCTCCCCAACGAGCTATTCTTTGATGATTCAATCTATTGGTTGGCTTTAGATAATGGAGTTAAGCACTATGGTAATGCCTATTTTGTCAACGACATAGGTTCTGTCACTTTTTCCAGTGGTTTTGCCGGAAATGGCTGGGGTATCATTCAAAACAAATTGACCGGCAACACCAGTGCAACATTTGATGATCTGACAATTCGTAAAAAAATGAGAATATACGAATTGGAAGTGCAGAAACAATCAGTGACTAACGGGTCTTGGTGGGTCAGCGATGCCTGTTCCGGAGACTTAGTAGAAGAAATATCATAATGTCTGTATATAAATACAAGAAATATAAAATTTCTCTCCAGTCCGATTCTAAAAAGACACAAGGATTACGGACTGGGGATATAGTTAGAAGACAATATTTTGATGGAAAGAATCTTATTTATTCGTTAATGTGTGTATTGGATTATGGAATAGATAAGACTGTAGATTCTAATACAAATGATATTGTCGAAAAACAGTATTTCATTGGAGCACTGTTAGAAGGCGATGTGCCTAAAACAGAAGAAATCTTAGACTTTGCCAGAATTACCAATCTGTTTGATATAAATAGATCTGGAGCCATATATTTAACTGGGTCTGACGATAATGCCCCATATATGGATGTGATTGACGGTATTGGACGCAATGAGAGTTTATGTTGGCCTTCAAATATTGCAACTCCTGATTATGAAGATTCCGAATCACAATATATAGTACGAGGAACAGAAGCAGTAACCACTGATTACATACTATCAGAAGCGGACAATAATCGCATTTGTCATTTTAAAAGAAATGACGCTATATATTACGGTTTCATTGGTCTACAACAAGATTTCTACAAATATGTTCAAAACCCCAACCGCGTTCTTATTTCATATAAGATCAAAGCCAATAAAGCTGTCAATTGTAAAGTTTCATTAGAATACCAAGATGGAACAAGAACAGATGGAGAAGAAACCACTTCTATTACAACAGATTGGCAATATAAGTTGCACACAATAACTGTCGATTATTCTGGACGTTATTTGCGAACAGTAAAACTGGATTTAAGTGAGATGTCTCCTTCAGATGAAGTTTGGGTGTCGGATTTCAATATCATCTTACTGTCTAGTGTTGCTAACTTTGGCGATGCCAGTAAAATACGTGTTGGCAAATTGAATGGAATAACAGATCCGGTATTTGGTCAATTAGAAGGATATGGAGGTTACTTACAGAAACTTTTTGCTTCAAAATCTGCTCATATTTCTGGAACATTAACTGCTGGTGATGAGAATGGTTTTGCTGCAACTTTTTATGCCGGAAAAATTCATAGGAATGTATTCGTTAATTCTTTAGATGTTAATTTTACATCTGCAATTACTATTGACACTCAAATAGAAAACCCTACTGGAATCGGCAATGTATATAGTGCCTCTAAAATCATAAGCATGATAGCCCAATCTGAAGAGTGGTTCGCGCAACATATCGGGAAAAAATATACATTCTCTTTTTGGATATATGCGGGGCAAGCATGTCAATTATCTATTTTACAAAATGATAAAGCAATAGGAACCGTTCAAATACCTATTGCTAACACGAATATATGGTCTCGTAAAAAGGTAACATTTGAATTACAAGCTCCGAAACAGGCAGAAGAAGCATTGGTTCTATCCATTGTCCCAACTTTTGATACCTCTGATAATGCAGGAGAATCAATATTTTATTTTTCTTCACCACAATTAGAGGCAGGAGAACTAGTCACACAATACCAACCTACTGACACTATACTTAATTACACAGAGGATTATGGAGCTTGGTTTAATCGTGGTGGCATTGGTGGGACCATCCAGAACCCATTGCTTCAATTAAATTTTGACGGAGAAGGCAGTATTGGTACTCGTAGTAATTCTGTATTAATCAAAACAGATGGTTCTGGTCATTTTGCCAATAAAAATATTAAATGGAATAAAAATGGCGATGTAACATTTGGCAAAAATGTGACAATGACTTGGGATAACCTTGACCAGTCTGTAAAAGACGAATTAGTCAGTAAGTCTATTCGTATTGTTGGAACTGATACCTTTACTCTTTTAGGAGACTTAACAGGAGCCGACCCTGTTACTAATCCGGCAGACATTACCTTAACGCTGGAAGAAGAGAACCTACAGTCTACTTCCAGTCAACGACAATGGTATTATTTACAAGGATATGATTATATACCGTTTGAAGGAGAAAATGGAAAGACATTAACAATATGGCCTTTTGAACCTTATTGGGATAATGGTAACTCGCTAACAGTTCGTTGTATCGTGAAATTTAGTGATGAAAAGTATTCCGCTACATTCACAATACGGAAACAATATATAGTGGGCTATTCACTTGAAATTACTTCCAGTCAAGGAGTATCATATAAAAACAATAGTTGTCAAACTGTTTTAACCGCTAACGTCTATTATCAAGGTAAACTAGTTGATCCGGATTATGTAGCTAAAAACTACATATTCAAGTGGACTAGGTATCATCTTCCTGATATGGAAAATGAAGTGATTGATTGGTGGAAAGAACAAAGAGATAATGAAGGCAATATAGTACAACAAGAAATTGATAGATCAAAACCAAGTATCACATTAAATTATGGAATATCAGGACAAGACTGTTTTATGTGTGAACTTCTAAACGGTAACATGTTCCCGTATGAATTCCCTTTAATATTTTAAGTATGGCGGCAGAAAAAGAGCAATCCCCCAACCTGCTTGATTTTAATAATAAGCAAGAAAACAATGGAACTAATAACCGTGGACGTTTAACAGCTCACGAATTTAATCAATTGATAAATGCCGTAAACAATAACTCAAATGACACCTTTTCCTTCAAAAAACAAGTAGGTAATCTTTCATTTGATGTAATTGAAAATGAAGAGGCTTTTGAACAAATCGAATCCAAAGATGAAAACACCGTGTATTTCATACTTGAAGAATGATACAGATAAATGGTAAAGATGTCAGTCAAATAAGAGTTGGTAACAAAATAATTACCGCAGTTTACATAGGGACAAAATTAGTTTGGCAATCTATACGTTCCTGCTTTGGATCTGGTTTCTGGATTAACTCATCTCCTTGGAAAAATGATGAAGGCTGGAAAAACTAACAAATTTTTAAATTACGCTTTACAAAAAAATAATTAATTATGGCTAAGAAATTCAGAACTGACGAAATTCCTGCTGGTAAATTTACAGAGGACTGGGGTGGCAATAAAAACAATACCATCCCCGCAGCACCTGACGAAACGAACCTTCTCCCCTACTCTGGGGAGGCTGTCCAAAAGTTTATAAAGAGCTATTTGCAAGACCATGAAAACAATAAAATTGGTCACATTCCTCCTATGACAAAAGATCCGGACGGTTTTTATCATATTCGAGCATTTGCTAATAAAAACACATATAATGAATGGCTTGCTGACCCTGATGAGAATCAAGCATTAAAATTGCTTGATGTTACTATTCCTATTAGTGACGAACAGGGTGTAATGAATATTGTAGAATTAACCACGGCCAGCAATCAAACAAATTATGTAAGCATTGATGGTAGTGTAGTTCTAAAAATGCGTTTTACTTCTCAAACATACAATCCTGTTACTGGGAAATACGCAAATACCTATGAAGATGGTACTATGACTATCCAAAGGCGTGCCTCCGCTTCCGATTCTTGGCGTACAATTGGTACAATGGCAATCAAGAGTGTAGAAGCCGAAAGCGACACTTATACGGATGTAGATATTAGTGGATTACTTAACAGTGGAACCTGTCAATTACGTATCATTGTAACTGGAGACCAAACACAAAGTACCACAACTTATGTAGTGTTCCAAAGTGTTACAAAAACAGAATTGAAACTTACGTTCCGAAACGAATGGCAGCAACCTATTACTGGTGCCACTATGTCTTTATTATATACATATACTGGTGCTGTAGCTAAAACATTAAATTTAAAAATTAGTGGTGAAGGTGGTGTACGTTCTGTCCAATACGCTGTTGGCAAAGTTGAGTACACGGAA